GATTGCAAGACTATTTGTAAGGCTGTCTGACTCAACTCCTATTCCTAATGTTTTAATTCTGCCAAGAGCATCAATATTTACATCTACTAAATCAGGAGATTCTATATCTTGAATATCTCTAGGATCAGAATTAGAGTTTATTCCTCCATGAAATCCTTGAATCTTTAAAGTTTGCTTTGGCATTAATCACGAATTTCTACATGGACTAAGTCATCAAAAGAATTATCTTTAATTTCGCCATCACTATCCCAGTCGCCGCCCCAACGAATTTTTAAACCCATTTGCTTTCCTATCCCTCTTATCATTCCACCCATATAATGAAACCTTTCTCTGTCTTCCCAGTCAATTGGATAAGGAGCTAAGTCAACTGCTTTACCTGCCATGTGCTTTGAGTATTTAACTTTAGTAGCACCTTTTTTCAAAAGCTCTTGTTGTCTTTCTTCGCTTCTCAATCCTTCAATAATTGTTACATCCATTATTTTAATAAGTTGATTAAGAACATTAACAAGCTTAGTATCTACGCCTTTTAATCTTTCTTTTGATCTTTTTCCAAATTTAAACATTACCTTTGCTTCTTCTTCTTTTTCTTTTTAGGTGGTCTTCCTCTTTTTGTACCATATGTTCCTTTTCCTTTTGGCATTATTTACTCCTTATTTGTTAATTAAATTATTTACTTCCAAAGATTTTAGAAAAGAATCCTTTCTTAGACTTTTTGCCTTTTGAACCACCAATCTTCTTTCCTTTTTTCTTTTTCTTTTTAACTTCTTCCATCATAGCAAATTGATTATGATCTAAGGATGAAGTTTCATTTACAGAATCGTTTAACGCTATAACAACAACAATTGATAAAAATCCATTCATTATTCAAACTCCTTTATTACTTGTTTAATTTTTGCAACCATTTCATCATCTTTTTTAGTAGGTGTCAATTTAACTATAACATCTAAAACTTTCATTATAAATGCTTTGACTCCCATTTTTTTAATTTGTCTTTTAATATAACTAGAAAGCATACTCATTTTATTTGTCCTTTTTTACCATTTTTGAAAGTCCTTGAAAAATCACATCTAAAAGAATATCGTCTTTATCAGTAGGAGACATTTTAACTATTTTTTCAGCTACCATAAAAGCTAATAAAACCCATTCCCAATTTTGAGATAACCATTCCATTACTTACTCCTTTTTTAATTAAAATATGATGCCCAACACAGAAGGAAGGGGAGAGATGCCATAAGAAACGCTGTAAAGGACATCATATTATTTCTAAAGCTTTTAAAACAATTGGAACAAAAAAACTAATAAATCCAACTATAGTATATACTTGTAATTTACTATCTTCTAGCTTTCTAACCCTACTATTTAAAACAGAAAAATGTTGTTCTATTTTTGAGATATTTTCATCAATTCTAGGCACTCTTTCTTGAACAATTGTTTCAATTTTAACAACTCTTTCTCTTAAATCATCTCTGTAATCTTGTAATTCCATTAATGCCTTCCATTTATTCTACTTAAACTGCCTTTAACTTCTGATATTTGATTATCAACAGAATTAACATCTTTAGTTAATGCATCAAATTTACGATCTAATTTATCATCAGAAACATTCCATCTGTTAATTAATTTAATAATCATCCCTTCCATGTTCTCAAGTGTTTCACTTTGTCCTTTGTTTTCAACTTTTAAACTTTCTAATGTTTCTTGTTGCTTGGCAGATTTATTTGAAAGGGAAATAACAAGATATACAAACATAGCACCAACTACCCCAATCATTCCAGCTTCGCCATAAACTGCCATAAAATCCATTATTTCTTTTTCCTTTTCCTCCAAGACAGAGGATTAATATTAAGTTCTTTTTCATAGAACTTTAATTTTTGTTCTAATTCTTCTAATTGTGCAGATTCTTCCAACTGATGTTTAGCCATGAGATTGCGTATCTCATTATTAGCTTCCAAAACTTCTTCTTCCAATTTTGCAATACGATTTTCAATTTCCCAAAATCCATAAAGTAAACCTCCTATTAAAGTGAATACTTGAATCATCCATTTAAAATTAATAGTAATTGCGTATGAATCACCTCCTACAACTTTCCCTGTATAACTGCGTGCTCCTTCACTCACTTAACTTCTACAATTTCATATTGATTATGATTATAACACCAATTTTCACCACTATGTACAGCCCCATTATAAAAATGTTCTATACCTTCTTTATCAGTAATGGTACTTAATACTCTTGGCTTATCTTCTTGATTTTCATCAATTGCATAACCCATAACAGACCAACCAGAGCAACTAGTTAATAACATTCCCACAAAGACAAACTTTATGGGAATATTATAAGATGTTGATTGATTACTGTTTTTCTTCTTTTTCTTCACTATCTTCCTTTTCTACACTAGCTTTTAAAGCATCTATAAAAGCTTGCTTACCAAACCTAAGTTGTTGAAGATTAAATTCACTAGAACCAATTTTTCTATCTAAATCAGCTACATGATTAATCATAACTTTTTGTTCATCAGATAATTCTGATTCTTTATACTCTTTATCAAAAAGATTAATCACTTGTTCTTTAGGCATTTCTTTTTCTTTTTTTGCCATTATTAACTCCT